TCTATATTTTCTTCACCTAATTGGTCTTCATAAAAGGTTCTCGGAACATATTGTATTTTAGTTTTTTGTAAATTAGAACTATCATGGGATTGACTGTAATACCCTTGAAGAACAAGAATTGTGCCAATAAATAAAAGGAATATTGCAAAGCTTTTCATCTTTTATATTAAAAATATAGAAAAATAATACTTATTTAAATTCATAGAACTTCGTTTTCAACATTTTGACGTTCACTCCATGGATCTGTCTTTTCCATTTGTGCAGAAATATCATCAACATCAGACTTTGTTGATGTGGATTTGATAGCTTCTTGTTTTCTTTGTTCAAAAACTTCATCTTTACTTTCCATATTTTCCTTATATTTCTTCATTAAAGTATTAAGTTGTGTTTCGCCATATTCTTGATTTTCAAGATCACTTGGATTAGGAGACCAAGGACACCAGCAACCAACTTGACCAATAAAAATATCAAATTTATCATCAATTTTTTTAAGGAATTCTGATCTATTTTTAGCTTCTTCAATAGTATCAAATACACCTCTGACTTTAAGACCTCTCATAGTAGTTTGGAAATTATTATCTCTATGATAATCTGCTTCAATATCAGAAGAATTAACAGATTTGAAAAAGTTGTATTGACTATTCATTTCCTCAGGATCGAGTATATAGTTGTGATTATTTTTAATAGTTTCTATCATATCATGCGAGTCTGGAAATTTGGATTTAAGACCATCGAATAATGTGTTCATATCTTTGCCAAATTTATCAAGAAATTTTGAAAAGAAATATGATTCTTTGTTAACAATAACATCTTCGGGACTAATAAAAGAGAGTAGACAATAATTTTGTCCTCTAATTTGTTTATCTTCTTCTAAATAATCATGTTCTTTAACAGAAACAGTTTGCATTTCCTTATTTATAAAAATAAATGTTCAAAATCTTATATAGTTTTTGATAAAAAAAATCTCTCATAATAATATAAGAAATATATTAGATATCATGGAGTATTCATTAGATATAAATGAAGCGATTGTAAGATTAATAAAATACTTACTTGAAGGTTTATCAGTTGGTTTAGTAACATATTTCATAACCAACCCTCAACCATCTGCGCAAGAAATAATGATAATTGCATTAACAGCCGCTGCTGTATTTTCGATTTTAGACATTCTTGCCCCTGCCATATCAAGTGGTGCCAGACAGGGAACTGGTTTAGGTGTAGGATTTAAATTAATGGGTTTCCCGTGAATTTAAATTATAACAATGGAGAAGGATGAAATTCATAATTTAAGTCTTCACAAATCTTTTTCCATATTTGATCTTGAACATATAATTTTTCTCTACTTTTCAATAATGGAAAATAGCTAAGATATTCATTCAGACCTAATATTTGAAAAAACTTATACAAAACATAACTATATGATAAGAAATTTTTTCGATCTTTGGGACAATGTTTCAAAAAAGGACCTTGTATATCTCGGAACATAATAAATAATTTTTCTTCCAATTCGGCAGAAAAATGCGGTGTAGGAATACCATTAATACGATTAATAATGTAATTGATATGTTCATAATATTTATTAATACGAAGTCTTTTCAATATTTCTCTCATTTTGGAATAAGTAATTTTTTTCGTATTGGTTATTTTTTCTTTTTTAATCTCATTCAAAATTTTCTCAAATATTTCGTTAGGAATATCTGTACTTTCTTTTCCCTGTACTTGGTTGCACCATTCACGAAAATGATTTATTCTTTTGTAACTAAAATGAGATGTATCTTTTATATTCTGTTTTAAAATAGGTCTATTTTGTTCAACAAGAAGTAATTCTTGGAAACCACATTTTTCACAAATAATAATAGCTTCGTGTTGAAAACAAGTCATTGGTTCCTTGCATATTTTACAATTTTCTAACTCGTTATGATCAGTTTTTTTGATATAATTTTTATTTGTAATATTTAAATATTCATCAACTAAATCACTTTTATCTTTTATTTTAACATCAGTTTCTAAATTACAATTTTCAGTAATTTCTTTATCAGTTGTATTAATATTGTTAAGGGCATCTAATATAGTTTTATTAGTTGGTTTAATAATTTGTTTAATTTGCTTTTTTTTAGATTGTTTTTCAATCAAGTCATAGTAATTAAATAAAATATCACTTGTATCAGTATAATATTCCAATTCATTATTAGAATCTTTTATTTTTTTGATATGTTTTTCAGTATTTTGTATTTTCTCCTTTAAATAAATATTAGATCCCCATATTTCAGTATAATTTTCATCTTCACAATCGGTATTCAAAATATAACATTCTATTTCTTTTTGATTATTTTTCATTTCATTTAAATATATTTGTTGTGCATGTAATTCATCGTTGTGTTGTTGAAATTTTTCAATCATTTTACTATGCATAACATCTAATGTAAAAAGTTTTTTATCATTTTCCGAAACATGTATTCGTTTCTTTGAAGTCTTTTCTTTAAACATTAATTTATAAATAATATTTACAAATACATTCTTAAGTAATATGAAAACAATATTTCTCTTTTTTTTTCTTCTATTATAGTATAAAGAATATAACAATAAAATGGGTGGTGGTCTTCTTCAATTAGTCGCTTATGGCGCTCAAGATGTTTATTTAACTGGTAATCCTCAAATTACCTTTTTCAAAGTTGTTTACCGTAGACATACCAATTTTGCGATAGAATCTATCCAACAAACTTTCAATGGAATTTCTAATTATGGATCTCAAATATCAGTTACAGTTTCCCGTAATGGTGATTTAATCAATAGAGCTTATCTCCAAGTTAATGTCCCTAAAATACCCGAATATAAAGGAACTGCAGTAACAGATGGTGCAGACCCTCGATATGTTAATTACTATGGTCTTCGTTTACTAAAAGAGGTTGTTGTTGAAATTGGTGGACAACAAATAGATAAACATTATTCTGATTGGATGTATATCTGGAACGAACTTTCCCTTCCTATGGGTAAGAAACAAGGATATGAAAATATGGTTGGTGCTAATGGTGATGATCTTAGCGCCGTTGATACAACTATGTTATACATCCCTCTTGAATTCTGGTTCTGTCGCAATGTTGGTTTAGCTCTTCCCCTTATAGCTCTTCAATATCATGAAGTTAAATTCAAAATATTATTCGATACTATGGCTAATTGTGTTCATTATTCCAATGCTACTAGCATTAGTGCAAATTTAGATGCATCATTATGGATTGATTACATATTCCTTGATACTGATGAACGCAGACGTTTTGCTCAACTTTCCCACGAGTATTTAATCGAACAATTACAATTCACTGGTCAAGAAAATATTTCATCAAGTGGAAACAATAGATACAAACTTAACTTCAATCACCCTTGCAAGGAGCTTATATGGGTATCTAAAAACAGTGGTTACAATTGCTGGTACAATTATACCACTACTGATAATATTGTCATAACTGAAGATAATACAGCAGATACAAAACTAAATACTTATAATGATATCGATGGTAAAAATCCTTTAACCAATTGTCTATTACAACTTAATGGCAATGATCGTTTCGCTGTTCGCAAAGGTTCATATTTCAATTATGTTCAACCTTATCAACATCACACCAATATACCTTCTAACAGAGGTATCAATGTGTATTCATTTGCTCTTAAACCCGAAGAACACCAACCCTCAGGAACTCTTAATATGTCTCGTATCGATACTGCCGTGTTATCCATGGAAACTCAATCTGGTTATTTAACTGGTCAACAAAACGGAACTATTAATATATATGCTGTAAATTACAATGTCCTCCGTATCATGTCTGGAATGGGTGGTCTTGCATACAGTAACTAAAAATCTAATATCTCTCTTTTTTTTTCTTATATTATAGTATAAAGAATATAGCAATAATATGGGCGGTGGTCTTCTTCAATTAGTTGCCTATGGCGCTCAAGATGTTTATTTAACTGGTAATCCTCAAATTACCTTCTTCAAAGCTGTTTATCGTAGACATACCAATTTTGCGATAGAATCTATTGAACAAACTTTCAGTGGAACTCCCGGATATGGTCAAAGAGTAACCAGTACTATTTCAAGAAATGGTGATTTAATCAATCGTGTCTATCTCACTGTAGATTTGTCGGGAGCAACAGGAGATACTTTATGTAAATTCTATGGTCTCCGCCTCATTAACTATGTTGAAATAGAAATTGGTGGTCAAAAGATTGATAAACATTATTCTCACTGGATGTATATCTGGAATGAACTTTCTCTCCCTCTTTCCAAGAGATCTGGTTATTACAATATGATAGGTGCTACTGGTGGTGTACCTGGAACCGATATGGAATCTCAATTATATATTCCTCTTGAATTCTGGTTCTGCCGCAATGTTGGTTTAGCTCTCCCTCTCATATCTCTTCAATATCACGAAGTTAAAATAAATATCAATTTCGAAACAAGTGATAAATGCAAAGGTGATACTGCTGTTGCATTAACTGGTGGATTCAATGCTTCTCTTTGGGTAGATTATGTCTTCCTTGATACTGATGAACGCAGACGTTTTGCCCAACTTTCCCATGAGTATTTAATTGAACAACTTCAATTCACTGGTCAAGAATCGATACCTTCAAAAGAAATGAAAGCTAAACTTAATTTCAATCATCCTTGCAAAGAACTTGTATGGGTTGTAACCGATGGCGATGCTGACAATAACAATTGGATGAATTACACAACTGATGCTTCGGATGCAACTAAAAAAATTGTCGTTACCGACAAAACTGATAGTGCGATTTTAGAAAAACTTGCTGCTGATTGTATCACAAGCAAAAATCCCATCAACTTCGCTAAACTTGTCCTTAATGGAAATGATCGTTTTGCCCAACGTGATGGTTTATATTTCAATCTTGTTCAACCTTTCCAACATCACGAAAATGTTCCATCAAATGCTGGTATCAATGTGTATTCATTTGCTCTTAAACCTGAAGAACACCAACCCTCGGGAACCCTTAATATGTCTCGCATAGATACTGCTAATCTCAATGTTTCATCAGATTACTCTTCTGCTAATAACAAAAATCTTAATGTCTATACCGTCAACTACAATGTTCTCCGTATCATGTCTGGCATGGGTGGTATTGCTTATAGCAACTAATAATAAAAATAATATATCTCTTTTTTTTTCTTCTATTATAGTATAAAGAATATAACAATAAAATGGGTGGTGGTCTTCTTCAATTAGTCGCTTATGGCGCTCAAGATGTTTATTTAACTGGTAATCCCCAAATTACCTTTTTCAAAGTTGTTTACCGTAGACACACTAATTTTGCCATGGAATCCATTGAACAATCATTTAATGGAAATAATAACTTCGGTTCATCTGTAAGTGTCCTTATCACTCGTAACGGTGATTTAATTAATCGTATTTACTTTAATGCTAAAGTTGGAAATTCTTCTGAAAATGATATTGAACTTGTTCCATATTTCGGTCAAAAATTACTTAAAACTATTGAATTAGAAATCGGTGGTCAAAAGATAGACAAACATTATTCTGAATGGCTTTACATTTGGAATGAACTTTCGATGCCTGTAGGTAAGAAAGATGGTTACGAAAAAATGGTTGGCGGTGCTTCCAGAATCGATGGAGAATTATCTTCCACCACTTTATCTACTGGCAAAAAATACGAAGTTTATGTTCCTCTTGAATTCTGGTTCTGTCGCAACGTTGGCTTAGCACTTCCTCTTATTGCTCTTCAATATCATGAAGTCAAAATCAATATTTCCTATGCTTCTAAATCTGAGATTTCTACTGGTGCTGCGGAATTATCTGACGTATCATTATGGGTTGATTACATATTCCTCGACACTGATGAACGCAGAAGATTTGCTCAACTTTCACACGAATACCTTATTGAACAACTTCAATTTACTGGCTCTGATACCATAACTGAAAGCACTGACTCTAATAACATGAAGAGTTCCAGAATGACTTTCAATCATCCTTGTAAAGAACTTATCTGGACTGTTCGTTCTAATGATGATACCGCAATTGATAAATGGAATAAATATGCCGATGATCAGTATATGAATCATGTTATGAAGGCTAAAATACAATTAAATGGAAATGATCGTATGGCCGAACGTGATGGATCTTATTTCTCAAGTGTACAACCTTATCAACATCACGAAAATACTCCTTCCAAATGGAACTCTGGTATCAATGTATATTCATTCGCTCTTAAACCCGAAGAACACCAACCCTCTGGAACCCTTAATATGTCTCGTATAGATACTGCTGTATTATCAGTATCTTCCAAAGTTTCTGGAAATTTATCTATATATGCTGTAAATTACAACGTCCTTCGTATCATGTCTGGTATGGGTGGTCTTGCTTACAGTAACTAAATATCAAATCTTTTTTTATCTATAAAATATAGAATTTTTACCTATATTGTATAAAATTTATGAATAAAATCTTTATTAATGATCTTTATAAATGTGCGTTATTGTCCAAATTAGCAAATAAAACTCCACATGATTTCATGAATGAAATTGATAAAGATACAAATCTTGGTTATTTGCATCAAATTGTTGTTAATAATAAAATACATTACATATCAGAAAATACAACAAGCTGTTTTCTATTGAAAAACGATAATTTGATATTTATATGTCCTTACTGTGAATTAGACATGAATGTCAATAATAAACTAATATCAATTCATGGCAAAATAAAGGTGCACAAGGGTATATTTTTAGAATACGAAAAAATAAAAAATGGTATCATCAAACATATATCAAAATTATCTGAAAATAATAATGTTGCACATCTTTATATATCAGGTCATTCAATAAGTGGATCATTAGCATCACTTATAGCATATGATCTTTCAGAAAGATATAAATATCTCTTTATTACATCTTGTTTTTTATATAATTCACCAATTATTGGAAATAAGGAATTTATTCTACAATCACAAATAAATATTGGCTGTATATATAACACATTTTTAAAAGATAACGATTATGATATTGATAAAATCGTTATCAATGAAGATAACATATTATATATTTCTCAGAGTAAAAAAATGACTAATTTCCAATCATTTTTTAAATGGTTTTTGCATTATGATAAATATATCGATAATGATAACATTGACATATATATATCAAGATTGAAATGTATTTTATTCTCGGATAAATAAGACAGGTAACAACATAATTATGCAAAATATATTATATAAAACATAATCATTGATATGAATAGACTTTTGCAATTGAAATAGTAAATAATCGTATTTGTATTTTTCACATGTTTTTTCAGTATATTTATAAAATTCATTGT